AATACTTCTCAAGATGTTATAAGTTCTTCCAATAGAATGGAAGGTACTATAAATTTTATTAATGGATCTACTCTTAAGTTCTTATCTTCAGACTCTCCAGACAACATAAGAGGTTTTAGATTTACTCACCTTATACTAGATGAGGCTGCCTTTCATAAAGAGAATGCCATACAAACGGCAATACTACCTACATTAAACCCGTTAGGTAAAAAATGTCTTATGATATCAACACCTAGAGGTAAGAACTTCTTCTTTAACTGGTACAATAAACAAGAGAGTGTATCAATGAAGTTTCCATTAAGTGAATGTCCTTATATCAACCCAATACTTATAGATGAGGCTAAAAAGAGTCTACCACCGGATATCTTTAAACAGGAGTTTGAAGCAGAGTTTGTTGATAGTGGAAATGATGTCTTTGTAGGTATAGACAAAGTATCAACTATAAACTTATTTGACCTAACACGTAGAGTGGATGTATATTGCGGAATAGATACCGGTTTATCGGAAGACAAGTCCGTACTAACGCTCATTGATGGTACCGGAAGAGTTAGATGGATAGAAGCAACCAATAAACAAAACATACAAGATATAGCAGAAAAGTTTTTATCTATCATGGGTCATTTTAACATAGTAGGAGGTTATATTGAAACAAACGGCATAGGAAGAGCAATGTACGACCTAGTACAACCCCACCATAGAAGGATAAGACCATTTAATACTAACCAGGATAATAAAACCGAGATGGTTCGTAAATTAATAAGTGATATTGAAAGTCTTAACCTAGAGTTACCAACGATGGAGTTACTACCAGAGTTACACTCAGAGTTTGTCACTTACACTTATAAGATGTCAGCCAATGGTAAACTTTCGTTTACTCACATGCCAGGACATCATGATGACTATATTGACTCATTAATGCTTGCCAATTACTCAAGAGTACAATTTATAAAACGCAACAATATTCGTATCAAATCAACCCAAGGGGTCAAAACAAACTGGGGTAAACTACCTACATAGACAAAAAGTAAACACACAGTAATATTTATTTTTATGAACAAAAAAACTCTATCTATCACTATTCCAGATTATCTCACCATAGAGCAATATCTGAATATGAACTCATATAAAGGTGATAGTAACTTTGGCAGACTAGTTCATTCGGTGGCTGTAATGACCAATACCGAAAAAAGTGAGGTTAGAAAATGGCCGGTTGATGTATTGACTGAACTTGGAAATGACTTTGCCAAACTTGCTGACCACCACAATGAATTTCACTCAATAATTGAATGGAATGGTATACTGTATGGATACGCTCCTATTAAAGCATCAACCTTAGGAGAATATATTGACATAGAAAATCTTGCAAAAGATTTCGAAAAAAACATGCATAAAATCGCGGCCATACTATATCGACCTATTATGACACACCGATTTAAATCACTTGAATTTGCCATTAAACAAAAAATTAAAATGGTAAAAAATAAAGTTGAAAATGTATTTGATTGGTATAGTGTTGAACCATACGATAATAAAAAACGTAAACAAGTAGAGGAAGAGTTTAAAGACTTTCCGGCACATATCTTCTTGGGTGCTATTAGTTTTTTTTTGTCGACCGTAAGTCTATATTCGACCAATACTCTGTATTTGCAGGGGAAGATATCAAACAGAATGAAGACTCAAATGATGAACGATCAGCTGGAAATTCTTTCTCAGACCACTGGGGGTGGTGGGGGACTCTTTACCAACTCTCTAAGTCCAATATATTATCAATTACAGGGGACCAAGCGATCACAGACATCAACGTAATAACAGCATTAAACTATTTAGAAATAGACAAAGACTATAACCAACAGATGCAAAAGCTTGAAAAACAGGCAATTGAGATGAACAAATTTAGAAGATAAAAGTGAAGGTACAAAACATTGCATATTCAGAAATAATTGACCTATTCATTCAGGCTTGTGATGAAAATTTATCTGTATCTACTTTTGATACCGGTACTATAGATTTTCTAGATGCCAATGCAGTCAATAAAAATTACCCTTATATATATTTACGTCCGATATCGTCACCTGGAGTAGTGGATGGTACACGAACTCTTACATTTGAACTTTACTCAATGGATGTTCCAAATGTGTATGATCAGTCACCGGTACAATTATTATCGGCGTGTGAAGAAAGAATATATCAAATTTGCAGCTGGTTTAACAGAGGAGAAACAGACATACAGCAGACTTACGAAATAAATATTACAGATGTTTCACCGGTCAATGAAGCATTTGAAGATAGAGTGTTTGGTTGGGTTGCTACCATTGAAGTAATAACACCTTAGAATTGGAACTATTGTGATTATCCAAAAGTATGGCCAACGGCTACACCCACACCAACTGCCACTGCCACACCTACGGCAACACCAGTCATACCTACAGCTACGCCTACGGCTACTGCAACTCCTACTCCTACCGGACCAACGCCCACTCCTACAGGTACAGGTACGCCAACGCCTACGCCAACTATTAGTCCTACTCCAAGTAGTACACCAAGACCTACACCACCACCTAGTCCAACGCCTACACCTACTGCAGCACCAGTATCGTTTGCTTTCTTTGTTAATGATACTAATTTAAGCGGTAGTTTAGAAGTAGTTTGTGATAGTTATGTAACTGCATCAACAGAAGTATATGTAGAGTGGAGAGATGATGATCCTACATTCCCATACAGAGTAGTAGGTAAACAGATGTATGCAGATTCAACTTTACAAACACCATACACAACAAATGCAGTATCAGACGGTATAGGTAGAAGATTAATACAAAGTAGTAGTATTTATTCTTCAATGGAAATTAGATGGTCTCAATTTACTGCAAGCAATGTAATCAACACTGTTGAATTATGTGACTATCCAATTATTGATACATTAGAAGATGTACCTCAAACTCCTTCTGAGACAGTGTTACTAGGAGGTGTTGATAGTTACGGTAGTGTAAACTTAGATGAATTCTACTTCTTCTGGGGTACTGGTTCAGCAGAAAGCGACCTAACAAATGTAATTACAGCATCTTATGTTAATGCTGAAAGTGTATTCTCAGCAAGTATAGATGGTTTATCTCAAGAAGTAAATTACTACTACAGAGCAGCAGCAAGAGATACTTTAACAGAAAGATTATGGTATGGTGATATAGAAACATTTAGACCTATTTTACCAGAAGTTCTTGAAATATTTGTAGCAGCTCCTTCTTTAAATGAATGGGTTGGAGATAGTGTTCAATCGCAAGGTCAACATTTACCACAGGGGGTACAAGGACTAAGATTAGATTGGCCTTTCTCAGACTTTACTGACTTTACTAGTAGTTTATACGTAACAAAAGAATGTACAAATCAACCAGAACCAGCTACTTTAGTAAACAGTTTATTATGGACAGATGAAGGTATTACTCAAAAATATCTATCAGCAAGTTTATTTGGTTTATCAGTACCAGGATGTGATCAACCGGCTTGGTTACCATTCTATTATGAATCTTCAAGCGTAACTCACAAAGGATTCTTGGAAATGCAACCTATAGACGCAGGATGGGTAGTACAAAATGTGATAATGTCTGAAAATGTAAATGGTATTAATATTAACTGGGATGTGTTTAACAAAAGATCTTATTATAATAGTCCTAATTGCCACACTACTTATAAATTACCAGATAACTGTGAACCTGTTACAGTTAATGTAGATGATACTAATTTACCAGCAGGATACGGTTGGGGATGGGGTTATATTTTAGTAGATACATTCGATCATACTACTTTAGAACTTGCACGTCAGGATGCTATAAACTATAACGGTAGTCCAAATACAACAAGTGATGTGTATGCAGTATTTACACCAGTATCAGGTTCTAGTGCTACCATTAATGATATGACTAAGAAAATAGTTGGTGGTGATTATCCACTTTATACAGCACCTTATAGTGGTAGTGTATATCAAGATGATGGTCTACTTGTTACTTATAAAGGTCCTGGTGAACAAAGAACAACTTATGGATACGGTTGGTCAGGAAGTTTAAGACCTCAAGGAGGTAATATACCAGCAAACATTTTATTTAAAGCTAACTTTCCTACACTAAGAGGAAATGGTACAGGAGACGATTGTACAGTTTATGTAACAGATTGTTACCCACTATAATAATAAACTATGGCAAAAGATCAATT